CATCACGGGCGGCTCGGCGCGGTTTGCTGACTTCGGCTTTGCCACGGGCGCCGGAGCCACGGTGACGCAGACGGGCGAGAAGACCTCGGCCGTGACGATCAATGCCATGTGCGGCACGATCACCATGAACAACGCCACACTCAACCGGGTGACGGGCGTGACGTTCACGATGAAGAACACGCGCGTAGGGGCGACGGACGCGCTAATCGCGAACATCGCTGGAAGTGCGACCTCGGCTGCGTACACGCTGACGGTGTCGAAGATCAACGCCAACTCGGCGCAGTTCTCGCTCTACAACCTGCTGTCTGGGACCGATCTGTCGGAGGCGGTGCAGATCCGCTTTGCGATCATCAAGGCTGTCAACTCGTAAGGTGACCTATGGCCTCGCCCTATCTCACGGTGCTCGAGATCGTCAACGAGGTCTGCGACCGCATGAATGTGCGCCGCGTCACGGCCACTACGAGCAACCTCTTCACACGCAACTGCGTCAACCTCATCAACGACACGATCGTTGACCTGACCGACTTCGGGACCTGGAACGAGCTACAGGCCTCGGCGGCATTCACCCTGGTGTCTGGCGACGCGATCTACTCGATCCCGACCTCGACGCTGGCCACCGCCAAGCAATACATCCACTCCGTCCAGGAGGTGCATGTCTCTGGCCGGGTGCCTGCGCTTGAGCCGATCGCGGACAAGAACGAGTTCCGCATGCTCAACCGCGTCGGCAGCATTGGCCAGCCGAGTCGGTACATCATCGAGGGCGTGGACAGCATCGGCAACCCGCGTGTGGGCATGTTCCCGCGGCCGGATGCGACTTATGCCGGGAACCTCGCGCGCGTGAAGTTCCAGGTGCTGCCGCCCAAGTATGTGGCCGGTGCGGATGACGGCGTGGTCGTGCCGTTCCCCGGTCGTGTGATGGTCGCTGGCCTCTACGCCGCAGCGGTGCTGGATGAGTCCGGCGGATCCGAGACCCAGCAATACCGCGCGGCTCAGGTGCGATACTTCTCCCTACGCGCAAGTTCGCTTGGCCGACAGACTGCCAAGACCGGCGAATACTCGCGCTTCCAGCCCGGCATGACGACGAGGACCTGATGGGCGAGCGGTTCTATCAGGTTGCCAAGCGCGGCCTGGCCACGAACTTCACGGAGACGGAAGTCCCTCTGGACTACGCCCTCCGGTTCCGGAACCGTTTTATCAATGCTGCCGGCGGCGCGGAGAAGCGCCAGGGATATGTCCAGGTCTCAGGCGCGCTGCCGACCAAGGGCATTGTGACCGGCCTGCACGAATATACGGATGGGGCCGGGAATGAGACGCTGTTTGCCTCGGCGGATGGGATCATCTTTCGCTACAACGGCTCTTCCACCTGGACGCAGGTTTACTCTTTCACGACGGCGGCTCGGGTGCGATCGGTCCAGTTCGACGCCAAGCTGGTGTTCTGGAACGGCCATGATCGGCAGGTCTTCATTGACAGCGTGACGGCTGACTTCAAGCAATTGCAGCCGGTAATGGAGCAGGGAATCTGCGCGGCCGGGACATCCGCTACGGCTCTGACGGACGACACGATCACCGACTGGACGGCCCAGACCTTCGTGACGGTTGGGGACATTGTCTTCAACGCCAAGCGTAATGCCTTCGGCCTGGTGACGGCGGTGACGTCGGCGCGTGTCTCGCACACTCCAATCAGCGGCACGGCGCAGGGATTCGGGAACACGATCGCCACCGTCAGCGGTCCGGGTCCAAACGGCGAGCCCACGGTTGGGGATGGATACAAGATCTACGACAGCGTCGAGTTGAACATCATCGATAGCGATGGGGTGAAAGACAACGTTGCCACGGTCCTGACTGCCGCCGCCACCGCTTCGGGAACCTACATCACGGTCTCAGCCGATCGGGTGATGAACTGGCTGAAGACGGACATTCGTGAAAACGATGTGGTTCACAATACCACGCGCAACGCGGCCACGTTCGTTCACAAGATCGTGTCCTCCGGAATCTTCCTGCTGCCATCGATCGCGAGCACCTCGGCCGGGGATACGATGGTCCTCTACAAGTCGGCCATGCCGATTGCCTCGTTCATCCACATCCACTACGGCCGCGCATGGATGGTGGACAGCCGGGACAAGCGTGAGATCATCGCCTCCGGGGTGAACGACATCGAGGACTTTACGGTTGACTCCGAGACCCTGACGGCCCGCACGCTGAACATGGGCTCGCAGCAGGATGGCGGGGACTCTGTCCGGGCGATCGCCACCTTCCAGACCTATCTTATCGTCGGCACCGAGCGGGCGCTCTATGCCTACCGCGGCACGAACCCGACAGATCTTGTCCCCGCCGGCCTGTTCCCGCAGGGGATCGTCTCGCAGGATGGCTTTGTCAACACCGGCAACGACCTCGCCTTCGTGGGCTATGACGGCCTGCTGTCGGTGAGCCTGCTGATCAACACGAACAACCTGCAACGGTCGAACCTGTCGGAACCAATCAAGAACACGCTGCGGTCGATCATCCGGGATGTCGTGGACGCCAACCCCAATGCGCCAGAGATCCAAGCTGTCAATTACCAGCGGCGCAGCTGGATCGTCCTGAAGATTGCCAGCAAGCTCTACATCTACAACTACTCGAACTTCCTGGCGGACGATGGGCGCCTGTTGGCCGGTGCGAGTTGGTCTGACTTCGACGGGCAGATTGGCGACCAGCGGGTGATGGCGATCCGGGCCAACTCGGATCTCATCCTGGGCGGCGCTGACGGCAAGGTCTACACGTTCGACCAGGGTACTTATACAGATGCCGGGGCGACCTACCCCACCGAGTACATGCCTGGTTGGTTGAACCTCGAGGACCCGCGCAAGAACACGCGCGTGAAGACTGGCAGCTATGTCATCCCGCAGTTTCAGGTCGGCGGGCCGGTGGTCTACACGATCGAGGCTGTTGGCGACTTTGACATGCTGGCGCTCGATACGGTCAAGGTAACGGCGACGGAAGACATTGGCGGCAGTCCGATTGGGATCTTCACCATTGGTGGCCCCCCGATCGGCACCGCACAGACGCGAGGCCAGAAGACGCCCTTGCGGTGGAGGGGGACTTACTTTCGCATGAGTTTCAGGACACAAGATCCACATGGCCCCGACGTTCTGGCCGGGTTCACGGTCTATGGGGACATTCACGGGAGACGGTGATGTTTCAGTTTCTGGGCAGCATAGCAAGCGCGCTTCGTCCGGTTGGCGATATTGCGGGCGTCCTTGGGGCAGGGGCTAGCATTGCCAATCTGTTCGGGGTCGGGCGCGACCGTGGCACCGAGCGTGCAATGCGGGCTCAGGCCCAGCGGGCGGCGGAACTTTCGGAGGCCCTGGCCAACCCGGCGAGCCCCCTCTTCCGGCAAATGGCTGGCGAGCAGTTACAGCAACAGCGCACCGCTGAACTCACCGCCTTGCGCGATCTCGCGAACGCTCAGATGCGGCAGGCCCGGCGCTTCCCGCAGATGGCTGGCACGGGCGCGATGTTTGCCGGAGGTCCTCGCCAGGATGAAATGCTTATGCGGCGGCTGGCCCAGTCCAGTCAGAATGAACAGGCCCGGGCGAATGCCCTGGCTCGGCAGCAGATCTCGTCGGCGCTGAGTGGGGTTGCCCCGGCGACGCAGGCCTTGGGTGGGGAGCTGGAACGCCAACGGATGCAGCGCGGTCAGATGATCAGCGGCCTACTGGCGGCACCACGACTGCTGCGCGGCATCGAGCAGGAATACGGAGGCCAGACCGTGTCTCCGGTTGCCGGGACGATCAACCAGCCTCGCCAGCCTCAGTTCACTGTGGGCGGGGCTTACCAGCAACCCTTTGGGTATCAGCGGTAACGTCATGGCGAATGAAGCGACTCAGCGGGCACGGCAGATCATCGAAGAGATGAGGGCGACTCTTGCCGCGACAGGAGCGCCTCCTGTGCCGACTGAAGCATCTTTCGTAAACCCTGTTGCCCGCGAGGAGTTCTACCAGGCCCCGATGGCGCCTGTTGCGTTTCCTTTCGAGGCCATGGCGCGGGAACTTCCGGCTGCGATCCCCCCTGCTCCACCTCGTGTGGCTCCGGCTCCGGCTCCTGTCGGCATGCCGGTTCTGCCTCCTGCTCCCGCGGTTGTGCCACCGCCCGCTGCTGGCCCGACTGTTGGGGCGGCTGGAACAGCAATGCCTTCGCGCGCTCAGGACGAAAGGGACCGGGCAACGCGGATCTCCAAGATGCTTGAACAGGGCCTATCGGGTGGCGCAGGCCCCGTCGAGCGAGTCGGAGAGGCCGCACTCAAGACTTATATGTCTGGTGGCCGAATCTCCTTCCCGGAGGCCATGCGCCAAATCGAGCAGCAAGAGTTTACCCGCGCCTACAATACCGCAACAGCAATGTCTGGCCTGGCTCGTCGGTTTGGGCTTGCAGAAACGGTTGCTAGCGGGCGCCAGGATGCCGCGAATCAGCGCCTGGTCATGACCGAGACCATGAAGACGCTGCGTGACATTAGCGATGATTACGGCCCAGAAGCTGCCGTTGCGGCGCAAAGGTTCTTGCAGGAGAATGACCCTGACCCCACAGGCTCGGATCCCGTGGCGGCGCGTCGAGTTCTCTCGCAGGTCTACAACGAGATCGGACGCCAATATCCGCGCATCGGACGCCGGGCCGCTGCTGCTGGACCGACTGCTGCGGGACCTGCCGCCCAACCCGCAGGACTGACCAAGGACGAAAATGGTTTGTGGGTGCCCCCGGCTGGGCGGCGTCTGACCAATCAACAGGAGATGTCGAACCGCCTGCGCCGTGAAGGTGACATTGCCGGGGCCGATGAGATTGACGCGCAGATGATCCGCACTGCCCAAGGCGCGCCACGGCAAAGGCAGGGGCAGGGCAAGTCTCCGACCGACAAATACAGCGATGCGATGCTTGAGTCTCAAACAGCCGTTGGGTTGATTGACAGGACGCGCGGACTTCTTGCGAGTGGGGCCCCGGTTGGCGCTGTGGGATTCCTGTCTCAGACCCTTGACGGCTTCCGGGGCCAGCTTGAGCAGTTGGGCGGCGTAATCAAGTTTGGCCAACCCGGTGAGGCAGGCGGCGAGACAAGCCTCCGTCAGTTGCAAAACCCGGCAGGGACCAATCTGCTTTGGAATAAATTCACTTCTGAGGCTGGACTGAAAGAGCAATTTAGCTGGATTAGTCGCGAGAGCGCTGCGGATGCTCAGAAGATCAAGAGCAACATCCTGTTGTTGGCATTCGCAGTCGCGAGATCGATCGAACCTGGCGGGCGTCTATCAAACCAGGACATCCAGGGCGTTCTAACCGCACTGGGGGCCGGGGGGCCGTTGACCAACGCCAACCAGATGAATGCCGCCTTGGGAGCGATTGAGGACTACGTCATCACCAGAATGCAGGACAAGTATGACGACCTGAAAAGGCGCGGGTTGTTCGGAGAGAGTGATCCAGGAATGCCGTTTGCGACCCGCGGCACTCCCCCGGCGCCGGGGGCTAGAGGGGCTCCGGCCGGAGTGGGGTCTATGAGCGATGACGATCTCCGTCGCGCCCTGGGGATGCAGTAATGGCCTCTCGGCTCGACCTTTTGCTTGAGGCAGAACGTCGCGGGATGACCATTGCCCCGCGTGACGCGGAGTTGCTTGGCGAGGCCCGTAAGCGCGGCATCGTTCCGCCAAGGGCCGGAGCGGCTACTCCTGGGACGGAGACGACTGCGCCGCCGACCCAAGCGCCCGAGAACCTCCCGCCGGTAATGACAAGGCGACGCATCCCGTCGCTCGTAGACATCCCTGTTCCGGGCCAGGAGGAAATCGAGGTCGAAGAGGTCGACCCGCTCGCCACGGCCGCTCGAGACCTTGGGGTCACGCTGGGCGAGGCTCCATTCGGTCGGCAGGCGGGGGCGGCATTCGGGATTGAGAGTGCCCAGCCACTGCGCCAGATGCTTGAGCGTGGCGGGTTTGAGACGCGCACGATTGAACAGGAAGGCCCATTGAAGGGGCAGCTCGTCTTCCGCCGCGCGGGCACGCAGGAGCCGTGGACAACCGCACGGGATCCTCGAGGCTTAACGCAACGTGCGGCCGGGGCTGCTGCACTTGGCATGGCGCCGACGATTGGCCTTGGGATCGCCGGTGCGGCTGTCGCGCCATTCGCGCTGCCCGCCCAGATCGGCATGGGCGCTGCGGCCGGCGGCGCTGGTGAGTTTGTGCGGCAACGGATCGGCCGAGGTCTCGGCTTGCAACCGACGCCTCCGGGTCAGCCAGTCGAACCCGGCCAAATCTCTGTTCCCGAGCAGGAGGCCTTGGGGCGTGAGGCCGCATTAGGTGCCGCAGGGCCTATGATTGGCCGCGTTATTGGCGGTACACTCCGGCGCATCTTTGGGGCTGGGGGCCTGCCTGCATTTGACACGGCGAGCTACCGACAGGCGCTCATGGATATTGAGCGCGAGTTGACGCAGGCGCTTGGCCCAGAGGAAGCCCGCCGGGCCATGGAGATGATGACCGCGGCTGCGCCAGCCGCAGCTATGCGGGAAGGGGGGACGCTAGAGGCGCAGATCCAGCGTCTTCAACGCACGCCGCAAGGCGCCCCATTGGCCGAGCAGGCCGCAGCGCAAGAGCGGTACATTCAGGATGTTGCCAACCGGCTCCTTGGCGGTGAGGCCGCGGCGCAACGCCCCACGACTGGCGTCGGCCAAATGGTCGAGGCGCAGATCCCACAGCCCCTAACCCCGTCCGCCCCGCCCCTGACCGCGCTCGCCAGGACTCAACTTGAGCAAGCAGCCGCACAGGGTGAAGAGGCTCTGCGAAGGACCGGACTCAGGGGCATCGAGGAATTGACCGCTGGTCGGGCCGCCCCAGTCCCAGGCCGGGCGTTGGGGGAGGCAGTCGAGCGTGCTGCTCCGGCGCCAAGCGAGGTCATCCCTGGCCGCGTTGTTGACCCAGAGTCGGCGCAAGTTGGGCAGATAGTCAAAGCCGGGCTTGAGCGCGCAGAGCAAATTGCCCGAGGGCCTGCGTCGCAAGCGATTGAAGGCGTTGTGCAGCGGTTTGGGGCCGAGCAGGTCCAGCCAGCCAATGTCGCTTCGGTTGCCGAGCAGTACAGGCAGCGCCTTGCTGGCCGTAACTTCCCATCGGTTGCCCCAGAGTCGCAGCGTCTGGTGGATGACTTCTTCTCCAGGGCCGTCGATGAGCAGGGGAATTTGCGGCCGCAGTCTCTCGCGCAGTTGCGGGAAGACTCCAGCAATCTGAAGGAAGCCGTCCGAAGAACCTACACCGGCCAGTACAACGGCGAAGTTCGCATGCTGAATGACTTCGTACGGGCGGTTGATGAAGACATTCTCGACTTGCTTCGCCAGCGTGGTGGACCGCAGGCCGTTGATCAGTATTCGCAGGGGCTGCGTGAGTATCGCCGGGTGATGGACCTGTTCGAGCGCACGCAGGGCCTCCCCGGCATGGGCGCCTTGCGCCGCGGTGGGGCCGAGGTTGTTGGTGATGCGCGTGCTGCGGGTTTGATCTTCGGGAATGCCGATACGAGCCGGGCGTATTCGGAGGCAATCTCTAACCTCCCCCCGATGCAGCAGGCTCAGGTTGCGGACACGGTGCGCGCGACCCTGCGGTGGGAATTGATGCGACGCGCGGTCCCAGGCACAGGGCGCGACGTAAGCCCCGAGTCGCTTGCCAATGCGATCCGGGACAATGCAGAAGTCTTGCGCCCGTGGTTCAACCCACAAGAGTTGGCGGATATCCAGGCTCGTGCGGGCGACATCGCTAACGTGCGGAAGGCCATGGGCGTCGGCCGCAATCAAGACGCCGGGGAATGGTTCGAGAAGAGCTTCTGGAACGCGAACCCAGATGCCGCGCAGACGATCATGGAGCGCGTGCGTCGGCAACTTCCTCGAGGGGCAGGCCCCGACAGCGCTGAGGCCACGATCGAGACGCTGCGGTCGCTCACCCGACAGAAGGTCTACAACGAATATACGAAGATCGGGGCGGACGGCACCCGGCAGTTCAGCGCTGAGAAGTTCCTTGGCGATATGATGGATAACCCATCTCGTCAGCAGTACTACCAAAACGTCTTTGGCCCGCAATGGGGCGCCAGGGCGCGTGAGATCGCTGATATCTATGCAGGTCAGGCGCAGAAACTGAACAGTGCGATTACCGCAGCCCGCGCGAAGATCTCGACTGACGCAGCGCAAAAAGACGCAGACGACAAGATTGCGCAAAGCTTCAGCGCGATGTCGAGGGAGGCCCGTCAGCTTTTCCGCGCCCCAGAAGGCTTCAACAAGACGCGGTGGATGGAGGATCGGTGGAACGACATGGATGTGGACAACATCCGCGCGATCGTCTCTGCCGCTGGTCCTGACTCGGAACTCGTAAAGGCGATGCGCGACCGCACGTTGAACATTATCTTCAAAAACATCACAGAGCGCCGGTACGGCATGATGAAGGGCGCCGTAACCGACCGCCCAATGACGGCTATCAATGAAGAGAACTTGCTGAAAATCGCCAATGATCCAAACCGGGTCGAATGGTTGTCCGCATTGTTTGGGAACAGACAGGAAGTTGCCAAACGGCTGACTGACCTGACAACCGTCCTAGCTCTGCTCAAGCCTGATCAGGCGAAGGTGATCCTCACTCAGGCGACTGACCCAGCACTCATCTCCATCGAGCAGCTGCGCCGCATCCGAAATGTTGTCTTTGGGCCGTTAAATCCGAAAAGCCGCGTCACGACGCGCCTGCTCGAGTGGGGTGGCGATCGCTTGCGGCAGCGAGCTGTTGATGCGTTGATGAGCCCGGAGGCATTCCTTGCCCTGCAAGAAGCGGCCAAGCCAACGCGGGCAGGAATGGTTGGAGAGGCCCTGGGCGGGCAAGCGATCATCCGGTATTTATTGCCAGAGAACACAGCTGGCACGATCGATCGGGTTCAACAAAAGATCATGGAGCGTGTGCAATGAAGAAGATGAAGGGACCAGCGAAAGTCGAGAAGGTCATGCGCGAGTTCAAGCGCGGCGAACTCCACAGCGGCAAAGGTGGCCCGGTCGTGAAGAAGCGCGGCCAGGCAATCGCCATTGCCCTATCAGAGGCCGGGATGGCCAAGAAGAGGCGCAAATGAAGACCATGAAGACGGCCGCACCGAAGTGCGAGTTCTCCTACCCCACAGGCAGCACCCCTTGTGCCAAGGTGTCCCTGCCCTCGCAGAAAAAACCCCCCAGCAAGCGGAATAAATAACCCATGACTGCTCTGTCCAAACTCCAGCTCAAGCAGCTTTGGAGGGCCTACTTCCAGCCGACCTCTGCTGATTTCAGCAACCTCATCGATAGTTGGGCCGACTACAACTACACGGCCACGGGAACCAGCGCGGTTGCTCGCCCGGTGATCAGCAAGCTGGGAGACATCGTCAGCGTCAAAGACTTCGGCGCTGTCGGGGATGGGGTGACGGATGATCGAGCGGCCATCGCTGCGGCTGTTGTGGCTGCGCGGGGGAAAACACTGTATTTCCCAAAGGGAAAATATCTAATCAACACAGATGGCGGCAGCATAACCGTAGAAGAAGTAACTGTCCTTGGAGACAGAACGCTAGATGGAGATAATTACGCGGTTACCACGGGTTTTGACCAAGGCTCCATCTTCTACATCACCGGGACGACAAACCCGGCATTCAAGGTGAGGCGAGGAACTCAATTTGACGGAGTCCAGTTTTATTACCCAAACATCAGCCCCACCTCGCCTACCCCAACAGCACATCCCCCAACGTTGGACGTAGATTTCACAACTGGCCCGCAGCAATTTATTTACGTCAAAAATTGTGTTGCATTTAATTCCTACAGATTCATGAGAATAGATGAGCCAGGCGGGGGCGTGGGGCATATATGGATTGAAAACAACACAATTTGCGGCCTTTATCGCGCAATTGAAATTACGAAAAATCTTGAAGTTATCAAAATACTAGGAAATACCTTTTCATTCGGTCACTGGGTTGATGCAACGGTGGCCGGCGCGCAAGCGTTTTACCGAGCAAACGCAATTTGCGTAGAATACAAGCAGGGCGATGGAATTTGGTTTTGCAATAATTTAGTATTTGGCAATTTGCGCGGAATTGCAATAACTACCGGACAGGTTGCTCTATGCACAATAGCCAATAATTCATTCGATCAAGTATTAAACCCAATCATAACATTCGATCCGGGGCATATAGCTCAATCAAATGTTAACAACAATTTGTTCCTATGTTTCAACTCGCAAAACACAAGCATTATAGGGTTTGGAATTTATTTGGCAAAAACATCCGGTGTGGAGAGTCTAAACATTGTTGGCAACACTTTCGGGCAGACAACCGGATCGCACATTGTTTGCGCTGGCAACGCAGGGGGAATTGTCAATATTACAGGCAACACATTTGAGGGCATGGCTTATCAACAGGCAAGCGGAAATTGGTCTGCTTTGGGGTCAACCAGCACGCAAAAAAATATCAATTTCTCCGGCAACATGGTGGTATGTCCAAACACAGATTATGCGAATGGTATCATTTGCACGGCTGTTAATACACTTCAGGCGAACGGAAATTGGTTTTCCCAGGCATACAGGCCAATATCTATATCCTCGGCGGGCCAGGTAACATTAACAGGCAACGTGAGTTATGCTACAAGAGATACAATTGCCGATAACATATCTGGAGTGACAAACGAAATATGGCAAACCGGAAATTGCTGGGACAAAACGGGCCAAGCAAGCACAAAGCCCGCTTTTCTTGTAAGAAAAAATGCGTCCCAAACGTTTAATTCGGTTACAGCGACGGATGCAACGTGGGAAACCGAAGTCATAGACAAGGGCGGCGACTTTGCCTCGAACGTATTTACAGCGCCAAAAACCGGAAGGTATAGATTTTCGTGGTCATTGCTTCACGACAATACCGGAACTGCCGGAGATAGGTGGCAATGTTTGATGGTAGCTGGAAGCGTCACTTTTGCGCAAAGTTATCTTATGGTCGGAAACTACAATAGCGTGCAGGGAAACTGGATGACACAGTTAACTTCCGGGCAAACTGTAAAGGTGCAAATCCAAAGGGTTGGTGGCTCGGGAAACTTTGTTACGCTTAATGATCCTAATTCTAACTGGTTTTGCGGGGAATGGATTGAATAATGCGCGACCTCCTCGACCTCTACCTCGCCGGCTGCATTTCCGAGCGCCAATGGCAAGAACATTTGCGCGATAAGTTGTTCGCGGCGTTCGTGCGTCGAGAAATTGATAGACGCTTATGACCGACGACCGCGACCTGGGCCGTCTTGAAGGCCGATTCGAGCAATTCGAGAAGAATTGTGCCGATCGTGACAAGCGCCTTGACGCGCGGCTCGGGGCGCTGGAGGCGAATGTGCAGGCCATTCTTGATGCAGCCAACATGGGCAAGGGGGCTTGGTGGCTGGTGCTGAAGATAGGCGCGATCCTGTCTGCCTTTGCAGCGGCAGGGGCGTGGATACTGGAGAAACTGCACATCATCAGATAGGAGAGGGATATGCGTTTCCTTGTGGGAGTTTTCCTTCTATTGGCACTCCCGGCACACGCTCAACAGCCATGCGCTCCGATCGAGGCGCTGGCAAAGATGCTCGAGGCCGAATACAGGGAGACGCTCGTTGGCCAGGGCAGTCAGGATCGGGGCCTTGCGCTGCACATCTATGCCGCACCGCATGGGTCCTGGACTGCGATCCTGGTCCGTGAGGGCGTCGGGTGTGTGGTGGCGACTGGCGAAGGGTGGAAGCCAGCCCCGCCCAAGACTCGAGGTGCTTAATGCCTCGACATAGATTGGCGCAAGAAGAAGCCCTACGCCGGATCCAGCTGATTGAAGATGCTCTGCGGGCGGGTCATCCGCCGCCGCATATCCCGCTGCGCAGTGGCGAGCATTCGGCAATTCGCGTCGGGCTGGACGCCGCCGGCGTCTCGGCAAGTTCAAGCGGCGAGAAAGTCGAAACGATGCAGGCCCGCGCAGGCCGGTTGATAGACTGGTCGCTCTGGAGCGGGCGCCCGCAACCGGCGGACAAGGCCGGGCCACCGCGCTTCGCGCCACCTATTTTGCCCGCCGGCGACATTGACCCTGAAGAACTCATCGAGCGCCTCGCGAAAGATTATGCGCGCCGCGCCGACCACAAGGCCGCGAAGAAATGGATGCGGTTCACGTTGAAGGAGAACGGCCCGTTCGCGCTCTGGTTCTGGGGCGATCCGCATCTCGACGACAACGGAACCAACTGGCCGCTAATCAAACGCGACGTTGAGCTTGCGCGGAGCGAGCACGTCCACTCAATCTGCATGGGCGACGTCACTAACAACTGGGCCGGGAAGTTGCAGCACCTGTACGCCGAGCAGCAGGTCACGAGGACGCAAGCCTGGAAGCTGGCCGAGTGGTTCTTCCGCGCCGTTCCCTGGATCGTTTTGCTGAAAGGCAACCACGACCTCTGGTCTGCCGGCGCAGATCCGCTTGATTGGATTGCTCGAGGCCCCGCGGCGCTGGCGGATTGGCAGGCGCAATTCGTCGTGGTTACGCCCGATGGGAATGAGGTTCGAATCGATGCCCGCCACGACTTCAAAGGGCACTCGATGTGGAACGACGCCCACGGCATGATGCGGCAGATGCGGTTCGGATCCGGCGAGGCTGACATCTACGCAGCAGGGCATCGGCACTCCTGGATGCTGGTGAGCGGCGAGGATGCAGAGAAGGGCTCCCGCCCCCATTGGCTGCTCAGGGCCAGGGGGTACAAGCACATTGATGACTTTGCCGATCGGCATCAGTTCCCCCAACGGCGGCACGGGTCTAGTATCGTGGCCGTTGTTGACCCGCAAAAGGACGGCCCCGCGCGCGTGCAGTGCTACGCCGACCCGGCCGAGGCGATCGAGATCCTGCGGTTCAAGCGGGCAAGACATGAGCAGAAGCGGAGGAAGTGAGTGGCCGAGTTCAACAAGTTCGATGCCGGGAAAGCCCGGTATGACCTGATCCCAGCTTTCGCCCTCGAAGAGATCGCGCATGTTCTGGCGCATGGGGCGAGCAAATACGGTGACGACAACTGGCGGAACGGTCCTGCATGGTCCCGCTACTTCGCTGCCGCAATGCGCCATCTCTGGGCCTATTGGCGCGGCGAGGATCTCGACGCCGAGACTGGGCGGCATCATCTCGCTCATGCGGCGTGCTGCGTGCTCTTCCTGCTTGAGAGCGCGCGCCTGAAGATCGGCACCGATGACAGAAGGATCTAACCCATGCTCCCGATCATAAGCGCCCTGCTGCCAATCTTTGGCGAGGTCCTCGACCGCGTCATCCCGGACAAGGCCAAGGCCGAGCAGGCGAAGCTCGAGATGCAGGCCAAGATCCTGGATGCAGTAAACCAGGGCGCCCTGGCGCAACTAGAAGTCAACAAGGTTGAGGCCGGGCACCGATCGATCTTCGTCGCCGGGTGGCGTCCATTCATCGGGTGGACCTGCGGCGCTGGCCTGGCATGGGCGTTTGTCGGCCAGCCCGTGGCAAACTGGGTGATCGCAACCTTCGGAGTGAAGGTCGCCGCGCTCCCGGTGTTGCCGATCGACGGGCTGACCGAGCTTGTGTTCGCGATGTTGGGGATTGGTGCCCTGAGAACCTTTGAGAAGGTTAAGGGCGTCAGTCAGTAGGGATCGTGGTCGTCGTCCCGGCCCTTGTGCCAGTAGAACAGTCCAGCCCACACACCGAGTGCGACCAGGCCGAAGACGACACCATAAGCGAGAAGTTCCATCGTCTTATCCTTTCATGGCTATCCAGATGCAGAGCCCGAGGATGCCGACCATGCACCCTGCGGTGATGCCCTCGAAGATCAGTAAGTCCATATCGTTCTCTTCGGGCGGGTATCGACATGGATAAACCGCCCCTTGGCTGATTGCGCAACGCCGATGCCGCCGAAGCCCAGCTCCATGGCGAGGTGGACCAGCCTGTAGGCGTCCTCTCCGGTCACCGAGATGTCAGCGGCTCTTCCCGAAGCGTGGATGCCTGGTACAGGCTTCTTGGCTTCGACAGGGTGGGTAGAGTGCCGGAACGCGCTTGTGAGCACCAGCGGCGCCCCAAAGGCTTCCCTGAGCGCATCCAGCTTGTCGAGGAACCCCTGGTCCATGTCGCAGTAGCCGGTGTGCTTGCATTGCAGCTCGCGGCGGCTGAAGTGGCGGGATTTGTCAGGCATGGACGTCCACCCATGTCCCGAGTTCCCGAGCCTTGCGGATGGCGCGGTAGGCGATCTCAACGTCCCGGTCGGCAATGTAGTTTGTCACCGGGCAATCGCTGGTCGCCCCCCACCATTCGTTTCGCACCAACTCCGCAATGGCATAGTCGCCAGCGTGATAGCAGTCGAGCCTTGTTCCTAACCTATCCTCCATATCCGTACCCCTCCTTCTACTTTGCGCGTGATGATTTTCATGTTTGCCGTCTTGGCTTGCCGGCGGCAGGTGCAGATGATCGTGTCCAGGTCCCCGCGGCTCTCGGGAACGAAGAAGCCCTCTTTGACCTTCAGATACCGCACGGGATAGCGGCGGTTTCTGTGGGGGATAGCTTCGATCAGATCTTTCCGCGGTGGTTTGCGGACATTGTCTGCCATGCTTCGATCACCCTTTCTCGCCAGGCGCGTTCATGTCGCAGCTTCTCAGCCTCGATCATGGTGCGGCGCTTCTCCTCGAGTGCGGCCCGGTAGGCGGGGGAGGACAGCGCAGCCGCCTCCTTGTCCGCCGCCCTGGGCAACTCGCTCTTGAGGAACTCGGCAGCGTAAGTGGTTCTGAGCATGTCGGATGCAAACTCCGCATCTGCCCGAGCCACCGCCGCCGCCGGTCCTACCTTGGCGAGCGCGTCGAGGTGCCGCTCAACGTCCTCGTCCGTCAGCATCAGAACGGGATGTCGTCATTGATGTCGGAAGACTGGCTCTGCTGCCGACCCGCGCTACGGGGCGGGGCATCTCCCTTCTCCCGCGGCGGGGACAGGACCAGCATCAGCTTCCCGTCCTTGCTGCGGTGCATCGGCAGGAAGTCGAGGTAGAGCGTGTAGCCAACCCCGTTCTTGCTTGGCCATGCCGATCCTACGCGGGTCCAGTACGTCTTCCCATTCTTCCCTTCGATACCGCTTAGGCAATCAAGCCGTTCCATATTTTCCTCCTTCGCACATGGCTTCCATCACTTCGTCGTCGCTGGCCACATAGGCCACCTTGTCGATCCAGGAGATCTCGACGCATCCTATCAGTTTCGGATCCACATCGAGCATTTTGCCGATCTCTTTCTGCATCTCCTGTCGCATAAGTTGTGCTTTGCGCTCGAGGGCGGTGCGGAGGATGTTCAATTCATCGATCGCCGCCTGCAAAGCGCGCAGGGACAAGAGATCAAAGTCGTTCTTGTCCGAAAGGTCGTAGTGCCTCCCGCTCTTGATCGCGGCCTGCACAACCGCTGCCGAGACCATCTTCTCGATCTTCTTCACGTCTTCGTCGCTCATCCTTCGTCCTCCGTCTGGAGTTCAGCCAGTCGATTGTCCTTCTCCTTCATGAGAGAAGCATATCCGTCTTCGCTTGCATCCTTGACCATACGCAAAGCCGTGGCTTCCCGCATCAGAAGCTGGGCAATGCTGATGGCGTCGGGCTGCGCCTTGATGGCGTCCCGCAGGCGCCGGAACTCGGACCTGGCATCAGGGGCCGCTGGTGCAGCAGGCGGAGCAGACGGGCGCCGATCGCGCAGTTCACGTTGATTGCCATCGGCAGAGTTGGCGTCGTCGTCTTCCTCCGCAGCGAGGCCGAAGAACGCAGCGACCTGGTAGCGGCGAGCGAAGGTCATGAGCGACCCGAGCTCCTGCATCTTGACCGCCCTGGCGTGGTCCAGCGGCATGACGGTCATCAGCTGTCCGCCGCCGGCATGGAAGATCCGCATCACCATTGCCAGCCCGTTCTCTCGCTGCTCGAGAGCCTGGGTCATCGCGAGGCCATTGTCGGCCAGCGGCTTGCGGATGCCATCGAGGATGCTGTCGAGCGTTGCGTAGGCGAACTTGTACGCCCCGCGGTCGCTCTTGACCGAGACCTCCCGGTTCTTGACCGGGTTGGTCATCTGCCCCTGCGCCTTGGCAAGGGCGGAGTAAAGCGCGGCATCGGTGGCCAACATCGAGTCGGCCGGGATCAGGTTATGGTCGTTCATTTCATGCCTCCGAGATCTTCAGGTAACGGCGCTTGTCCCGCGCCACTTTGATGCCATGCCCAGTCGCAAGCCGGACATCGGCCGCAACCAATTCCTTGATCTTGCTGGCAGCGGCATCGAACCGCTTGGCCGAATCTTTGGTCGCCAACCACTCGGCCGCGACATCGGCCCATTCGTTATTGCCCGTCATGTCCACCTCGCGCGTAGCGGCTGGCGGGGCGACGGTCACAGGCTCTGCCGATGGGGGCAGCTTCAGTTCGACGCACTCCCAGAACTCTGCCTCGGCCTGGAGCAGGGCGTCGGCATATGCCTGGTCGAAATCGACTTCGGCATAGTCCCACTCGTTGCCGATGATGACCGACAGGAAGGCCTTCCTGGCCCCGCTGACCAGCATGTTGTGATGAAGCTGGGGCTGGTACTTAGCGAGCGCGCTGGCCATCGTGTTGTGCGCGCCGATGTGCTTGGCCTCCCAAACGGCGGTCGCCCCGTCCTGCGTCTGAACCATGCCGTCAAGCGTGCAGGTCATCCATTCGCGTTCCGGGTGGACCAAGCGGTCCCCTCGAGCCGTGACCGGCATTTTGGTCTTGAACCCGAACCAATCCGCGTTGAAGGCCTCGGTGAACGTGCCGAGCTGGACGCGGAACTCGCCGCTCAGATCTTCGGGCTCGGCGCGCCCGACCTTTTCCTGCCAAAGCCGCAAGATCTTCTCTGCGTCGCCACTCATGATGATATTGGCATCGCTGCCGCCGATCGACGATCGTCGGGCCTCGTGCCAGGCTTTCGACTTAGAAGGGGAGATTGTCGTCATGCAATTCCTCCGTTGCTGATGACTGGTGCACAATATTCTGTCTCGCTGGCGGTGAGGCGCGCAATTCCAGCGGGCCTCGTATGTACCGGACGCGGGACTCGTACCGGTCCTTCCCGCTCTGCCAATGCGAGCGCTTGATCGGCAGGTATTGCGGCGCTGGCTCCCCGTGGAAGATCTCCTTGCACGCCGCCGCCCAGGCCCGGCGGACGAACCCGTCGTGTCCGTGACTCATGCAGTCCCACATCTCCGACAGATCCGTCCCGAGCCTTCGAGCGGCATCCTCGAGCCGCGCCCTGTGGTGGCTCATCGTCCTTTGCAGCAGCCGATCCCGGCACTCGCGCGCCAGCTCGTTCTGCGTGATCAAGGTCAGGGCTTTCTGGTCAACCTTGTGCTCGGCGTCGGCCTCGACCACGCCCTGAACCGGGTCGTCCAACCACCGCTGCTGATTTAACCATGTGCCAGGGTGCGCGACGTATTGCAGATCCGTGCCCCGCTTCGCCGCGGCATAGGTCTTCGCGCCTTCGATGATTGCCTGCGGGTCAGCCTTCAGGCCTTTCACGCATTTCTCCCAGGCCTTCTGCGCTGCGCCCTTGCCGACGCGCCGGGGATATACCGCCCAGAATTGCTCAAACATCCCGGTCCTCCATCTGCACGATCTTCAGGTCGTACCCGATCGCCTGGAGCAGGTCCCGGAATTGATGCAAACGCGGGTCGATGTTATGCAGCCGCCATTTGCTGATCGTGGACGAGCTGATCCCTGATCGCTTCGAGATCGTCTTGTAGGCTCCGAGGCACTCCTTATGCATGATGCTGTCGAGTTGCTTGATGAGCGGCAGCGCGTTCGGCGGGCACCGCCGCGTCAACGTCTTGGCGCGCTTCGTCACTGAGAGTTGCGCCATGTAGAGCATATGCTCTCTTCGCCGCCCCCAGCGCCTGGTTTCGTAAACGCCCCATGCCTTCAAAATGAGCTTCACAAGCTGCCAGCTAACGCCCGCCTGCTTGCCGATCTCGACCAGGGTCAGCCGGCGTTTCTTCCATTCCACGATAACGAACCTTTCGAGTTCCTCTCGTGTCTGGAACTTCCCCGTTTTGTAGCCTGCCATCTTTCCTCGCTTTGTAAATGAATTTCGTGGTCCGGCTCAGGCGCCTCTTCAGCTCGCGGATTGTCTTCTCCTGCTCGCGAACCTTCCGAAGCAGCATCTC